TAAAGTTTTGGGCTTAGCTTGTTCATTTTGCCCATACAAACTTCCTTGTTGGGGAAGTAAATTGCAGTTGTTACCACAACAGCAATCTAAAGGTAAGAACCCTAAATGGGTTTGGTATACGGAGGTTAATAATCCTAAACAGGAGGAAGAGTTTGCGTAGCTGGGTGGGTACTAGTTTGAGGGGTCTAGTATCCACCTTTACCGACTATGTATTGTTTAATAATAAAAAATAATGATAACTGGAGAATATTTACAAATGAAATATGGGACTCAGAAAAAGAAGCAATTGATTATGCAAAGAGAAATAAATTTAAAAAATCTATTGAGTGGAAAGTTGTACCTTATGATCATAAATATTTTAAAATATAATGGCATATAAAAAAGTACCAAAAGCTACTATAAAAGATTCTATAAAAGTTTTAATTACACCTTGGGAAAAAGGTTTTACATGTGGTATAATAATGGATCATCAAACGAAAATGACCACAGAACAATATGAATTATGTTCTACGATAGCAAGAGGCATGATAAAGATGGCAACTACTGATCCCCATTCTACGTTTCTATGGGGGCTTCGTGGATTTGCTGACGACAGGAAAAACAATGATAAAGATCTTAGTATCAACTCTATAGCAGAGTTTGATGATGAAGATAATGTTATTGACTTTCTTGAATTTTTAAAACAGAAACGTGATAAGGAGTTAAATTAATGGCAACGCATGTTGTAATAGGTGACCCCCATTGCACACCTAAAGCAAGCAATGAAAGATTTCTGTGGGCTGGTAGATTAGCTGCAGATGTAAGAGCTACACATATTATCTGTATGGGTGATTTTTGTAGTATGGATTCTTTATCTTCGTATGATAAAAAGAAAAAATCATTTGAAGGTAGAAGATATCAAAAGGATATGCAACACTCACATGAAGCATTATCTTTATTTAATAAAGGTTTAGGCAAACATAAAGCTAGAAAGATTATGTTACATGGTAATCATGAGGATCGAATAGATAGATTTGTTGATGAGAATCCTGAATTAGATGGCACATTAAAAATTAGTGATTTAAACTTTAAACAATACGGATGGCAAGAAGTTCCATATAAAAAAAATAAACTTTTAAATGGTATATATTATGCTCACCACTTCCCATCAGGTATATTAGGTAGTGCAATATCAGGAGAAAATATAGCTAGAACTCTGTTGACAAAACACAAAGTATCTGCTACAGTGGGCCATAGTCATTTGTTAGATTATGCTACATCTACTTTACCAAATGGTAAAAAATTATATGCTTTATCTGCAGGATGTTATTTGAATCATAAAGAACATTTTGCTAGAGATACACAGCATATGTGGTGGAGTGGTATTATAGTTAAAAGAGAAGTTGTTAATGGATCTTATAATATGGAAACAATTGACTATAATGCAATAAGGAGAGAATATGGTAGACTTTAAATCTGATTTAGAACATCACGATAATGTTAACTCACCTGCTCATTATAAGTATGGTAAGAAAGAAACTATAGATGTAATACAAGATTGTATGACAGATGATGAGTATCATGGGTACTTGAAGGGTAATGTTTTGAAGTATGTTTCTAGATATAAATTTAAGGGTGAACCATTACAAGATTTAGAAAAAGCACAATGGTATTTAAACAGACTAATAAAGGAGGTTAAATGAGTCATGGTGAAAAAATGTCTTTGTATGGTAGAGTATTAGCTTTGCAAGAAGTTATGATACACATACAAAAAGAAGTTAATAAATTAAAAGAACAAATACAGGAGGCAGAAGATGGGAGCAATAAAGCAAGCACTAATAGAAGTAGATGATATGGTTTGTGCTAGCCTTAATCAAGGTAGAACATTAAATCAAACTATAAGAGATTTAAGAACAGAGTTTAATAAGAAGGGTAGAGATAATCCTTATTTATTGGATGAAGATTTAATAGAAGATAAGTACTATGCATTTAGAGGTGCAGAATGAGTAGGGTACGATCAAATCTAGTAAAAGCATTAGCTAGAAAGTATGAAGCTGAAATAGCAGGTGCAAAAGCAACAATGGAAATATATCTTGATAATTCTGTAGGTATTGGCGAACATCCGCAACATATAGAAGAGATGGATAAACTACTAACAAAAATATCAAATGCACAAGAAAATTTAGATACACTTGAAAAACATTTTGATTACGATAACATACCATTTTAATACAGGAGGATAGATGGAGAAAGAAAAAATAAAACAACAAACTACCCCAAGAACTTATAGTATAAGTTCTAAACAACTCATGGATATTATGAGATACTTAATGACAAGACCTTATGGAGAAGTGGTACAACTTATGACAAGTTTATCCACCCTAACTCCACAATCTAATGTGGAGGATAAAGATGGCGGAAAAAAATAATATTGATAAATACACTGGCATATTATTTGAATTAAAAATAGGTCTTAATAGAGAGAACGCAATAGTAATTGATTATGGTGGCAAACCTGTAGCTAAAGTAAGAGATGCACTTAAAGGTTATCCTTATCATGGTAATCTATGTGCTGCTGTAATTAATCATGCAAATGCTGTAGGAAGGAAATTACAAGATGATATTAAACAACTTATACAAAAAGTTTAGATATTACTTTTGGCACAATCCTATCATGGATATATTTGAGGGTTGGGCTAGTTCATTGAGTACTTGGTTTTGGCAGAAGCGATGGGGTGATAGAAGCCTTTATCGTTACGACCAAAAAAAAAGACCACCTGACTAAAAAGTCAAGCGGTCTTCGTGTTGCCTGCGAGGGAAGTCTATTAAGTTAGGCTTCCCTTTTTTTATGCAAAAAGTCTATTTGATTCCCCCTGTAATTTTGACATTTTCTTGGGCTTGCTTAATATTTCTTTTTGCAATTCTTTTGGTAAAGGCATTTTATAAATAACTTCATTTCTTGCAGTGTCCTCTATCTCTTCATTAATTAATACAGCATCATAATCATTTATGTATTTAGAACTTTCATTATCTACAACTACTCCTTTTAATGCTACATCTCTTAATCCTTCATCTGCAAATCCTTCTGCTCCTGATTTAGCGTAGTTAGATAATTTAACTTGTACAGCAGGTAAACCTAAATAAATTTCTTTACCACTACCAATTGTCCAAACTAAATATTCAGACTCAGGACCGTAAGATCCAACTTTTTTTTCTACAGAATCTCTAAGTAATTCTTGAGTTTCTGACATTGGCTTGGGATCTTCATAACTTCTCATTATGTTAACTTGATTTTCTAAATACTCTATTATACTTCTTTGTCTTACTATTTCAGGTTTTAATACTTTTGGATCATCATATTTAGGAACACCTAAAAACATATTAAAGTAGTCTGGAAGTTCCATTTGTGCAGGACCAGTTTTTAATTTATCTAATAACTCTTTAGCACTTAGTTTTGTTAATACAGCATTTGCATTAGTTTCTGCATATTGATATTGTTTATTTAATTCTTGAAACTGTGTGCTCTTTAAATTTATTTCTTCTATTTCTACACCATATTTTTTTGCAAGTTTATCAAATTTTTTTCTAACAATATTATCATAAAAATATTTCATGCCTTCCATTTCTTCTGAACCCATTCCTTGATATCTATTAGTTTGGATATTACCATTTGTAAATGCAATACTATCAGCACCTTCATCTATAGCTTTTTTAATTGCAGTATCAATACTAAGATCAACCCATTTTTCTGTTTTAACTATAGGTAAATTTGGTACAGGTTTATAAACATTTTTTATATATTGTTTAGTTCTTTCTTCTACACTTTGTTTTGTTGGAAAATCTCTTGTTCTTTTACCTCTAATAAGTACGCTTTGACCTCCATATAATTTTAAATCAACATTATTTGCATATTTATTTTGATATTCATCATTGTAATTTTGTTTACCTACACTGTGTAAAAAATTATTTTTAAAAATTATATGTGTATATTTATTGTCTAATGGTACTTCTCTTGTTCTCATAACACCTTCATCAGTAGCCCGTAGTGTGTCATCAAATTCCATTAAACCTTTTTGTTCAAATATAACAACGTTTGTGTTTTCCCTACTGTCCCTTGTATATTTAACATTATTTTCATTTAAAAAATCTATAAGTTCATTACCAACTAAAATTTTATAATCACTTACAAAACCTTTCTCCCTCTGATCTTGTAGATAATCAGATTGTATCTCATCTATTATAAAAGTATTACGTAATTTTTTTCTTGCTTCTTGTTCTTCCTTATTTAATGAAGTCTTTTCATCAGGTAACTCATCATCAAACATATCATAAAAACCCATTTGTCCCCTAACGTGTGCTATAGTATCTGCACTAATTACTGGGTTAAAATGAGTCCCTGGTGGAAAATATTTCTCTTCACCAGGTGGTCTGTCAAACTTTATTAATAAAATACTTTTATTAGTGTTGGGTCCTGGTAAACTAAAACTTTCAAAAGTTTCATAATGACTTGGGCCACCTTTGTCTCCTCTTAAACTTAAACCTTGAGGTATCTCCTCAGCTCTTATAGTAGATGATATATCTTTTTTAGCTAATGCTTTTTTAAATTTTGTTATATCAACTTTATCACCTTTATAACTATCTATTAAATTATCAACACCAAGATAAATAGTTTCAGCTTCTGTTGCTTTTAAATTTTTTATATAATTTTTTAATTGTTCTTTATTAGCTATGGGTTGTTTAAAATCATCCATACCCTTTATTACTTTAGAATAGTAATCAGGCGTCTCTCCCTTTAAAGATTTTGCAGTTTGCACTTCTACATCTGTTAGAGAACCTGTTTCAGCTTTATCTTTTGTAAGAATAAAATCTTCTTTCTTAGGTGTATCAGCAACTGGCGTAGTTAAAGTTGTATCTACTTTTTTTGGCTCAGGTGTAATTAAAGTTGTATCTTGTTTTTCGCCAATGGGTGTTTCTAATTTTGTATCTATTTTTTCAGGCTCAGGTGTAATTAATGGTGGAGGTGGGGGTAATGTTTCTTTTGGCTCACCACCTATAACTAAACCTTCAGGTGATTCTGCAACACTTTGTGTTATAGATGGATCTATATCATCATCCATAACTCTATTGAGAACCACACCACCTGTTACAGCAGTTAATGCTTCTTTGCCATGATCTTTTATAAATTTTTTAGTTCCTTGTTTTACAAGTTCTCTTTGTAAATAAGGTAATCCAAATCTACCAGCTGTTGTTAATATAGGTATTACTGGTAAAGGCATATTACATTAATGGTAGTTGTAGTTTATTCATTTGATCACCTAAACTTTTTTCACCTTGAAACATTTTATTAGTCTGCTCTACAGGTGATATTCTTTTTTTGTAAGAGTTATAAAGTAAATCAAAATATTTAGGATTTGTAGAGTAATTATTAAGATTTCTAAATTGATCTTCTAGTGGCATTCCTTCATCAACTGCCTGTCTAAAATCTTTATAGTAGCTACCAACTTTCATTAATCTTAAAAAGTCTCTAACATTATCTTCAACTGTTTCATATTTTTTTAATTTTACACCACTAGCTGTAGCCACAAAAGGTTCATCCCCTATAGCATGCCTACCCATAAAATTATTAGCTGATTTAGCTGTAGGTGCATTTGGAAAATCTCCATACCCACTTTCTACAGCAGCAACAGTTACAACTAACGCAGGATTAACTTTTCTTTCAAAAGAATCCTCATCATATTCTGATTGTACTTTTACAACTGTCTCATAAAAAGATTTTGGAAATGACTCTGATGCTTCTGCCATAATGTTTCCTAATGTTAATAAACTAACAATTCCAAGCACGAAGTGCTTTATTAATTCTTGAATTTGGATCATTAGCTGTTTTTTTAGATGTTAGTTTTTTCTTCATCCCTTTCATACGGGCACAAAAACTAGCTCTTCTTTTGTTACCAACTTTTTTGCTAGGTGCTTTTAAATTACCACCAGTTGCACGATTATAAGATTCACGGCCTTTTTTATTAAGACCACCTGAGGGGTTTTTACCTTCTTTACGTTGCCATGCAGGTGTTTTTGCCATTATCTTTTCCTTGCTGTTTGTTTTGCTCTAGCAAAGTTAGCTGCTGTTGGTGCACCTTTAGCACCTTTTTTTTTCATCTTTTCACCACGCTTTCTTTTAGCATGAATGTTTGCATATAAACCTTTACCTGGCATTATGCTCTACCTTTTTTTTTAGATCTTAACATAGCAAAATCTTTTTTAGTAAGTTTGCCATCTTTATCCATATCTAATTTTTTTCTTTTACCTACAACTTTTTTACCTTTCATAGGTTTTTTCTTCATTGCTTTACCATACATTAACTATACCTCCTGTATTTTGCTGTTTTTTTTGCAATCCCTTTTGGTTGCTTCACAAACTGTTTGCCCTTTTTTGTTCCTTTTCGTTTTGCTCTTGTCGTTGCCGCATACTCCGCAGACGATAGACTCTTGATAGCTTTCTCTGGCAAATATCTTTCCCCAGTCTCCGAAGACTTCTTGCCAGATTTCGTTCTCCATTTCTGTTTTCCCCATGCTTTAAGACTCCTTTGGCTCTTTGCGAGTGCCATTACTTTTTCCTCCCTCTTCTGATTGATTCCTTACCTTTCTTAAATATGCTAGCCACCTGCGTCTTACCCATAACTTTGGCTCTCTGTTCACCGACAGTAAGAATTTGGATTTTTCTTGCAAAGGGTTTGTTGATTTGTTTAACTTTTGCCACAGTTTTACGGGCATCTGTAGGAGTTGCAAACTTAATACCGACAGTATCTTTAGGATTCTCATCTGTATACAACCTCCTACCTGAACCTTTTGGCTTTTTACCAGTTCCTACTTTAGGATCTTTTTTTTTTGCCATAAGATTTCATTTCTTTAATATGTTTTTTAATAATGTTAGATTGTTTTTTATGTAGCTTTGATGCTTTACCTAAAGCCTTAGCTACTTTATTTAATTTTCTTACCATTACTTGTAACCTCCGCCAGCTGCCTTGTATTGCTTAGCTAGCATTTGCGCCTTTCTGGCACTCCATTGTCCACTTCTGCCACCCTTTGTACTAGCCATTATTTTATTAAATAATCGCTTTCTCATACCTGGCTTAGTGTAGTTACCTGCTTTATTTACTGTTGACTTTTTCTTTGCCATCTTTTATCTCCTTATATTCATAATCATAACTTCCTTCTTGATTCTCATCTGTTATCCATTTTGATGTATCTTCTACAGACCATATCTTAGTATTAACTAATCTATGTATAAGGGGTTTTGATGGATCTGCTGCCATCGATGGATCGAAGATTCTTAATCTATTGTTGGGTTGTATTGCATAGTTGCCATCATCTAATTCTATTACATGACCACATTTATGTTGATCAGGTTTTTCTGCATAACCAAAATCTAATTCATTATAATCACCAGCACACCAATCTATAGTAAATAGATATGTGCCTTCTCTTTCTTTTCTTCTTCTAGATGTGTACATCATTTTACAACCTTGTAGTTGATAAAATTTAGTAACACTTACATTATAACTAAATGAATCCCATAACATTAATTCATTTAATGGTAGTTCTTTAACACCTGGTTTCTTACAAAATGCAGATATAGGTGCTCTCCACCATATACCACCATCTGTCATCATGTAATGAAATAAAGGTACTTGTTTTGGTATTGAACTAAAACCAAATATTACACACTCAAAGTATTTATCATGAGAGTCTTTTTGATCTCTCAGATAATTACCTCTTACATAACATTCTATCACTGGGATATTAGCGTTTAAATACATATTTACTCCTGATCATCATGCCACCGTTCATTAATTTTTTCTGCCATCCAAAATGCTACTGGAATACATAATATAAAAGTAATTTCTGCGGCTCTTAATATACTTACATCCCATAATTTGTGTACTAGATGATGAATGAATATGGGTATACATCCACCTACAAATAATAATATAGCCATTCTAATTTCAAAAGGTAATTTACCCATTATATATCCTGACTATGACTTAGCATTTGTTGTTTAATTCTTTGTTTATTTCTTTTATATATTTTTTTATGTTCAATAATTTTATTTTTAAATTTTAAAAGAGCTTGAACTACTGGGTTTCTTTTTTTATACTTCATTTTGTGGCCTACAAGAAAATGTAATATATATTTTATTGTTATTTATTAAATCTTCTCCTATCAGTTCCATTAACTTTGTTGTTTCTTGTGTGCCAAAAGCAGCACAGTCATACCAAGAATCAAATACATTAACACGTTGTTCAGGTAAACAATTACCATGTATAGCAGAACAAATTTGAATAACTAATAAAAATTTGACCACTATTCTAATATTAATTTTTTAATTGTTTGTGTGCCATCAATATTTTCCTCTAATTCTGCTTTAGATCTAAGACATTTATATTGTACATTAGGTGTAAATTGTCTCTCAGCTATCCTTTTATGGCGAAG